CATGCCTGCACCGACAGTCATTACCGATACGGAGCTGACTGGGCTCCTCAAGAACGTCTACAGCCAGTTCCGCGAGAAGGTCCAGAACCAGGTCACCCCGCTCCTCGCCCAGCTGGAGAAGGCCAAGGCGGGCGGCATCCGCAACATGCGCTGGGGCGGCAACAACGTGTTCTTCGACGTGGTCACCGGCCGCGCGTCGGGCGCCACGTTCTCCAGCGCCGGGTACTTCCCGGGTGACACCACCGCGCAGGAAGTCCAGGCGAACGTCGGCGTGGTCCGCGCCTACACCACGCGCCAGGTGGACGGCCTCGCCTTCGTCGGGACGCAGTCGAAGGAGGCCGCGTTCACCACGATCCTCCGCAAGACGATGGAGGAGATCAAGGACGCTTCCAAGCTGCTCATGCAGCAGGCGCTCCACAACAAGCCGGACGGCATCGTCGCGCTGGTGTCCAGTTACTCCGCTGGCCCGCCGGTCACCGTCGTGGTCAACAGCCCCTACGGGCTGGCCAACGCCGGGCAGGGCTCGCTGCTCATCTCGGTGGGCGATACCATCGCCATCCTGAACCCCACCGGCCCCGTGGTGCGCGGGCGGGCGCAGGTCACCGCGATCAGCGTCTCCGGCGACAACTCGACCCTGACCCTGTCGGCCGCGATCTCCGGCACCACGGGGTCGGACTGGGTGGTCAAGGCAACCGCCAGCGACACGTCGTACAACAGCGCCATGAACGGGCTGGTGAACATCACCAACCGTGGCGGGTCCTACGGGACGCTGCACGGCGTGGCGGCCTCGACGTACCCGATCTGGAACACGGTGCGCCTGACTGCCGGCACCGACACTCCGGACGCGAACCAGCCGACCGAGTCGGACATCTGGGATCTCATCCAGCGGATCAACGGGCTCTCCGGCAAGGACGCCATGACCCGCCCGCAGGAGTTCCTGCTCATGTCCACCCCGGGCGTGACCAAGAAGCTCATGGAGTCGATGGTGGCGCAGCGCCGGTTCACGGCGAGCGAGTTCTCGCGCACCATCAAGGGCGGCTACCGCGCCGTCGAGGTCTGCGGGATCAACATGGTGCAGGACTACTACGTCCCCGCCGGCACCATCTACCTCCTGCACATCCCCTCGCTCTCATGGGTGGATGCAAAGGACTGGGGCTTCGTCGAGTTCGAGGGCGCCGGGCCGTGGCGGTGGCTGCAGGGCCGCGATGCGTTCGAGACGACCTACGGGTGGTACGGGAACCTGGCCTGCCTTGCGCGCAACGCGCACGGGATCATCACCGGGTACACCGACACGCAGCGCTACTCGCACGTCATCTAAGCGTGAACGGTGGGGGGTGGCACGGCGCCGCCCCCCGCTGACGCGCTGGCCCTTTTTCTTCGGAGCAACCCATGAGCGTTGGAAACGCTTTCATGCCTCGGCCCGGCCGGTTCGGGACGCACCCGGTGCCGCTGACCAGCGGGCGCATCAACACCGGCACGTTGGCCGCTGGCACGCAGAATCACAACATCGGGGCGATGGCGGCGACGTGCGTTGTTTCGCGCGCCACTATCTGCGCCGAGACGTTCCCCACAGCGGCGACGAGTTGCACGCTGCAGCTGTTCAAGATGACGGGGGTGACGGCGCTGGCGCTGACGGCGGCGGTGGACATCAACGCCAAGACGGCTGACACGCCGATTCAGGTGGCGGTGACCGGCACGCTGACCGATGCCCAGCGCACGCTGCTCCCCGGGGACAGTCTTCGGGTGGCCATCGTGACGGTCGGCGCGGTGTCGGTGCAACCGGACGATCTGCTCATCGTGGTCGAACTGCTGGTGCAGGACTAAGTCGTGTCCGTGCTGGTGAACGCACTGGGGCGCCCTGAGCCGTCGCCGGAGGTCCAGCGGCGGCTTCGGGCGGTCCACCCGAACCTGTTCCTGCGCTTCATCGACCATCTCGGGACGCACTGGGCGATCTGCTGGCAGTGGCCGGAGAACGACCGGCGCTGGGAGACGGTGCAGAGTGGGGAGGTCGATCCCGCGCGCGCGCATGACATCGTCGGCTACCTGCCGATGGACTGCTCGCTGGACGACGCCCCGGCGCACCTGCACCGCGTGATGCGGACGTTTCCGAAGGAGGAAGTGGCGGCGCTGGCGGATCGCATTCTCCGCTTCAACGAGACGCAGGCGCTGAACGAGCAGGTCAACGCGGTACTGCAGGAGCTGACGGACAGCCCGGACCCCACGGGGCTGACGAAGGTGCGGCGGGGCCGCAGGGTCAAGGTTTCCCCCGCCATCTAGCGTTCCCCCTCTGAGGCGCCCATGCCCGCTGTGACCCGTGCCCAACTGATTAGCGACACGCGGGAATACATGGACGCCGTCCAGTCTACCCGCTGGTCCGACAGTTTCATCCAGACGGTGCTGAACGCCGTCTATGACGCCGAGTGGTCGAACATCCTGAACGCTGCGCCGTACTACCGGTTCGCGCAGCGGAACGTGACCACGGACGCCAACGGGCAGGTCGCGCTCACCGCGCTGGACAGCGGGGGCGGCGACAGCCAGCAGCTGCTCTACCGCGTGATGTCCGTCTCGGACGGGAACGTCTTGTACACCGAGACACGGTTCCAGGACGTGCCGCTGGCCACCACCACGAACTACCTGCCCGTCTACGACCGGCTGTATTACCTCACCGGGACGTACCTGCAGGCGCTGCCAGTGGCGTTTGGCGTGGGGCTGTACATCGGCATCAACTACAAGCCCACCGCGCTCTCCGACCTCGCCTCGGACGCCTCGGTGCTGGACTGGCCGCCGAACTCGCACTTGGTCCTCGTCTACCAAGGCGCGTACCAGCTGCTGCTCAAGGGCGGGGCGGAGGCACAGTCGGCCAGCTACCTCAAGAAGCTGGCGGAGGAGGAGCGGGCGACGATGCTGGACGACCTGCGCCGGCAGACGATCAACCCGACGCGGCTGGCGTACCCTGACCAGAAGTGGGACTGGAGCGGCGGCTGATGGCGAACGAGCCTGGCGGCACACGGTTGGCCGACATGCAGCCCCGCTTCGACGGCGGGGTCAATCCTATTTCGGACGACGCCGTGCTGGCCGAGAACCAGATGCGGCGGGCGATCAACGCGCGCCTGACCGACTACGGCGCGGCCACGAAGCGCGGGGGCACCCGGCGCACGTCCACCGCCGTGCTGTCGGCCCACGCCATCGCCAACGGCTACACCTGGCGCCGGGACAGCGGCAGCGTGGACATCTTGGTCGTGGGCAACGGCGTGCTGTACACGACGACCTACGGCGCGTTTCCGTGGACGTACACCGCCCGCACCGGCGCGCTGTCCACGACGGTGACGCCGACGTTTGCCAAGTTCATCGACGGCACGGGCGCGGATGTCATCTACATCGGGGATGGCGGGCTGCTCAACAAGTGGAACGGCACCACGCTGACGGTGGACATCGCGGGGACGATCGGCGCGACGATGTTGGCGGTCCACAACCAGCGCCTGTACTCCTGCGGCTGCAGCGCGGCCCCGGACTCGATCTTCTACTCGGCGCTGAACAACGGCGACACGCTGGGCAACGGCGCGCTGGACGGCGGGCAGATCGTCGTGCGGACGTTTGGCGACGAGAACGTGGTCGGGCTGGCGTCGATTAACACCTCGCTCCTCATCTTCCACCGGCGTGGCATCTCGCGCCTGACGGGGTTTGGGCAGGATGACATCACCGTGGCACCGCAGGCCGTCTCGGCGGACGTGGGGCTCATCGCGGCCAAGAGCATCGTGGCGAACGACAACGTGGCGTACTTCGTCTCGGAGCGCGGCCTCTATCGCTGCAACGAGGCGGAAGTCGCGGCGGTAGGCACGGCCCAGACGCCGGACCCGCTGCTCCCCATCATCCGCTCCCTCTCGGCCGCGCAGTTCGACTTGGTCCGCGCCGTGTTCAACCGGGGCACGAAGGAGCTGTGGATCACGATGCCCGGCTTCGGCTGCTACGTCTACCACACGGTGCTGCAGGCGTGGGCGGGTCCGTGGGACACGGGCTTCGTGGACCCGGACACCACGACGCTGTTCGAGACGCTGAACACGGCGGGGCTGCCGGTCATCTTGAAGGGTGACGCGAGCGGATGGGTGTCGCTGTGCGATGCGCCGGACGTGTTCCGCGACAACGTGGCGGCGGCCGGCACGGGGGGCGAGCGGTACGCCATGAGCGTGCAGGCCCACCGGTTCTATTTCGGGGACGAGGCGCTGGCCAAGTCGCTGCGGTGGGCGTACCTGACGGCGCAGCTCAAGGGGTCGGACCAGACCCGCGTGGAGTGGAACACGGGCGATAGCTTCGGTTCGTTCACGCTGCCGCCGTCCACGGACGAGTCGTGGGGCGGCGCGGGGACGGTCTGGGGGACGGGCACCTGGGGCGGGGCGGGGAGCCAGAGCTACCGCATCCCGCTGGGTGGCACGGGGTACTACGTCGATTTCAGCATCATCGACTCGGGCGATGCCCTGCCGGTGTTCAGCCGGTTGCAGTCCGAGGCGTTTTCCTTGGGACGGAGGTAGGACATGCCGACGACGATTGGCCAGCACACGGTGGCCACGTTCACCAGCCCGGTCAACGGCACCACGCCGATTGACGCCAACACGGTGCGCGGGAACGACAACACCATCCGCACCAGCTACAACAACCACGACAGCGACCCGGGCATCCACGTCCAGTCGTCCACGCTGGCCTCGCGCCCGGTGGCGGGGACGGCGGGGCGCAAGTGGATCACGGCGGACGCGGGCAGCTACAAGCTGTGGTACGACGATGGCACGCGGTGGCATGAGATCGGCAACGATGCCGTGGACATTGCCGTCGTGGCGGACGAGACGCTGGTGAAGGGCGACGTGCTGAGCATCACGGGGTTCAACAACGGCCTCAACCTCCCGCGCGTGGCGAAGTACACGGGCGCGTCTCCGGCGTTTGCCGTCGCGGCCGAGGCGATTGCCAACGGGGCGCAGGGGTACGTCATCAACACGGGGCTCATCAACGACCTCAACACGAACGCCTTCGGGGCCATCGGGACGATCCTGTACCCGGCGGCGACGGGGACGTTCACGGCGACCAAGCCGGTGTCGGGGACGTACCAGACGGCGGCTTATGTGCTGCGGCAGAACAGCAGCAACGGGGCGTTGTACGTCGAGTTCAGCGCGCCGCGCATCGTGGAGCGGTCGGACAACACGGCGTCCACGGTGGTGCTGCGGGATGCCAGCGGCAATTTCTCGGCCGGCACGATCACGGCCACGCTGTCGGGCAGCATCACGGGGAACGCCGCGACCGCCACGGCGCTCCAGACGGCGCGCAACATCAACGGGGTGTCGTTCAACGGGACCGCTGACATCACCGTGACGGCTGCCGCCGGGACGCTGACGGGCACGACCCTCGCCAGCAACGTGGTGTCGTCGTCGCTCACGTCGGTGGGGACGCTGACCAACCTGACGGTCACGAACACGATCACCGGCAGCGTCAGCGGCAGCAGCGGCAGCACGACGGGCAACGCCGCAACGGCGACCGCCTTGCAGACCGCGCGCACCATCAACGGCGTCAGCTTCAACGGCACGGCGGACATCACGGTCACGGCGGCAGCGGGCACGCTGTCGGGCAACACGCTGGCGTCTGGCGTGACGGCGAGCAGCCTCACCAGCGTCGGCACGCTGACCAGCCTGACGGTGAGCGGGAACGGCGTGTTCGGTCCGGAAAACGGGCGATCCGTTGATACGAGCTACATCCGTGTGTATGGCGGCACGATTGCTACGGCTGGCGCCAACCTATTGGTATTTGGCGACAGCCACCCGTCAGCGCCGGGTCGCCTCAGTCTCAGCGCGTCCGGCACTGGGCATGTAGAGATTAACACTGGCGGGTTTCAGCGCCTTCTGCTCGACGCCTCCGGCAACCTCGGCCTCGGGGTGACGCCGAGTGCGTGGGACGCATCGTTCCGTGCGTTGCAGGTTGGATCAGGAACGCCGTTCGCTATGGACAGCAGCGGGGCGATTGGCCTGAACTACTTCTACGACGGTGCGTACAAGTACGTCGGGAATTCGACCGCCACGTTGTATTCCCTAGCATCAGGGCAGCATCGCTGGTACGTCGCAGCATCCGGCACCGCTGGCAACGCGATCACGTTCACGCAGGCGCTCACTTTGAACGCGAACGGCGGGCTGCAAACGCTGAACACCATCGGGGTCGGCAACACCACGCCCGCGACCTCTGGTGCAGGCATCTCGTTCCCTGCCACGCAGTCTGCCTCGTCCGACGCCAATACGCTGGACGACTACGAGGAAGGGACGTGGGTGCCGACGCTGACGAACTTGACGCTGGGCAACGCGGTCACGGCATTTCGGTACGTCAAGGTCGGGCAGATGGTCACGCTGGACATCGTGATTGAGTGGGGAAGCACCACGTCCTCAAGCGGGCAGTGGCGCATTAGCCTGCCGTTCAACGCGCAGGCGACCGGCGGCGGGTCTGCCTATCTCTACGATGACACCGGCTCAGAGTATGTCGTGCCAGCCACCGTGTACACCGCGAGCTTCGGGCAGACGCTGGTGATCGGCAGCGGCTCGGGCGCGGGCTTCGTGACCAACACCGCGCCATTCACCTGGGCGCAGAACGACCGGTTTGGCTGTTCGATCACCTACCGCGCCACCGCCTAACCAAGGACACCCCATGAGCCTGATCACGATTAGCACCGCCAGCATCAACTACACGTCCGGCACCACCGACTGCCAGTGCAGCGTGGCGGTGGACGTGCCCACCATCGGCACGACCTACGTCGGGCGCAGCGTCTCGCTGGCGTCGGACGACCTTGGCCCCGACTGGACCGACGCCGACCTGTGCGCCGCCGTCGCCGCGAAGCTGGACGTGGACGTGGCGGATGTGAGCGTGGCGCCCGGACCCGTCGTGTGGGAGGAGGTCAAGGCGGCGAAGCTGGCGGCCAAGCGCGTGACGACCGCCGAGCCGACCGAGCCGACCGAGCCGACTGACATCATCCCGGAGACCGTGTAACCATGTCCATCGTGCATCTGAGCCCCGTCGAGCAGGCGTACGTCGCCGAGATCGCCGCGCAGGCCGCTGCGGCGCAGCAGCAGGCAAACGCCAAGCTGGCGGTCGTCCTCGACGCGCACGGCCTCGCGCAGAGCGGAGCGAAGTTCCACCACGATGGCACGGCGTGGACGCTGCGGCTGCCGACCCCGGCGGCCGACGACCCGCCGGTCAACGACCCGTAACCGGCCATGCCGAAGCGCAAGGTGGCGTTCTGGAAGAAGCCCGCGCCGAAGGGCGAGGAGCCGACCACGCTGACGCCGAAGCAGAAGGCGTCGGCCAAGGCGCGGGCGAAGGCGGCAGGGCGCCCCTGGCCGAACTTGGTCGATAACGCCGCAGTCGCCCGCAAGGCGAAGGAGCGATAGATGCCGATGACCAGCAAGGCGCAGAGCCGCCTGATGTATGCGGCGGCAGCAGGCAAGGTGAAGGACGGGCCGAGCAAGAAGGTGGCCAAGGAGTTCATCGAGGCCACGCCGAAGAAGGCGTACCAGGACATGCCGGAGAAAGCCTCTGGCAAGAAGAAGGCGGTCCTCAAGAGGAAGGGAGGGTACTGACATGGCACGCAGGCGCGGGGGGCTAAGTCTTGGGCTTCTGTTTCCACGCATTGTGGCAAGTCCGGCACCGTCGCGCTTTTGTGCCTCGCTGTGTTTTGCGAACAAAAGTGTTCCGCTCGTCAAACGGATGGCCTTGGGCGCAGTGGGTTTTTATACGGTTATGCATGCCGGCATTCCCGCGCCGAATGTTTTCCTGCTGCGTAACGGCTTCCAGGTGGCGCGGGTTGAAGCAAGCTCTATTTCTGCACAGGTGGTCTATGTGCAGGCCTTTGGGCACAGGCCCGTACATCAACTCGTATGACAACGTGTACGCGTAGAAGCGCTTAGGTTTCTTGTTGACGCTAACGCCAACT